CGCCAACCTCGCCAACCTCGCCCCGACTTTCCGCGATCAGATCCTGCGCTATGAGGGCACGACGATCGGCCGCCAAGAGATCTATGCCGAGGTGATCAACCCAGAAGAGATGGGCATCATCCGCAATAGCCAGATTAAGCTTTGGCCCCACGATCGGGAGCTTCCCGAGCTTGAGTTCATTGTGATGAGCTTGGACACCGCCTTCACGGAGTCCACCGGATCGACCGTCAAAGGAGATCCCGACTATTCGGCCTGCGTGGTGTGGGGCGTGTTCAGCCCAAAGGTCGGCCGCAGAGACGTCATCCTGCTCGACTGCTGGCAGGACCGTCTCGGGTTTCCTGACCTGATCAAGCGCACAAAGACCGAGCTGCAGGCGGTCTACGCGCCGCAGGAGCGATCGCTGTTCAAGCCGGTGATCGGACCCAGCTACATGGAGAACACCGGACGCAAGCCCGATGTCCTGCTGATCGAAGACAAGGGCAGCGGCATCAGCTTGCGCCAAGCTCTGGGTCGTGAAGGCATAATGTCTGCCCCTTACAACCCTGGTCGTGCACGCAAACTTGATCGGTTGCACGCTATCTCACCCCTGTTCGCGGCAGGCCGCGTCTGGGTGGTCGAGAGCGACAAGCAGCTCGGCAAGCCCAAGAGCTGGGCGCAGCCGATGATCGAGCAGCTCTGCACGTTCTCGGGCGAGGGATCGATCGCTCACGACGACTTGATGGATGCGGCAGTGCAGGGGCTGCGTTATATCGCAGACCGTGATATGATCAGGGTCACACGGCCAGATCCAGAGGTTCCAAGGCCAACTTCAGACGTTGAGGGCAACCCCTATGCACTTTGATGCCGATAGATACTTCGCCGCCGGCGGCCCCGCCAATGTGTCACCTGCCCAGCGCGAGGCTGGCAATTTCCCCAAGAAGCACGAGCGTGTCGCTGGGTTGCCGATCGCCATCGAAAACCCAAAAGGCTCGACGAGGTTGCGGCAGGACAGCGGGCCATCCAAGATGGCTGCAGACTACGGCCAGATCGTCGGCTCGGCGAAGGACGCAGACAAGATGGACGTCGACACCTATGTCGGACCATACAAGGACAGCGACAGGGTTTTCGTGATCAACCAGCAGCACCCCCACTCAAAGCGCTTCAATGAGCACAAGGTCATGCTCGGCTACAAGGATCGAGCGCATGCTGTGCATGACTATGTGCATTCGTTCGCTGATGGCCAAGGTCATAAGCGGGTGCAATCGATTGTCGAGATGGGCAAGCACGAGTTCAAGGATTGGGTCAAGCACGGCCGGCACAATGTGCCGATCAAAAAGGCTGAAGGTGGTGAGATTGATCTGATAGCACGCAAGCAAGCAGAGATGGACCCGCGTAAGGCGTTACTGTTTGGCGAAAGCGATCAGGCATTACCTCCTGCTGGTTTGCCGATTGGTCAGGCTGTTGGAACTAAGGTAGCTGCCGAGGTTGCTAAAGGTTTGATGGCTGGTTCTGAGTTGACGAGGCAAGCGATTGAGGAAGGTAAGTCGCCTGACTACAACAATCCAGAAGACGTTGAGAAAGTGTTGTCGGCTGCTAGCACAGGTCTGACTGGCGGTGTTGCTGCGCCTGTTAAAGGTGCTGGCATGGTTCTCGGTGCTGGCCCGATCAGACGTGGTCCAATTAAACCGTTAACTTCTGCTCCGACAGAAGCTGAAATAGCAGCGGCTCGAGCTGATACGCGAGTTGGTGGCGATGTTGTTAACAAACGTCTTGATATTCTTGTGCCAGAGAAGGATCGTGTCGTCGGTGGTGAATATATACCAGGTGCACCTGACGGTGGTCGATGGGCTGATATGCCAGAAGAGTTCCTTGAGAAAAGAGGCCTTGGCTTTCATATAACTGATGAAATGAGAGAAGCTCAATCTTCTTTTGATCAAGCAAAAGCAAACATTGAGAATATGCCAAGCGATGTGAGCAAAAAGGTTCGAGATGGCGCTGAAGCTGATTTCCACAGAGCTAAAGCAGATCTTATCAAATCAAGAGAAGGTGCTGATCAAGTTCTTCAACAGCTTTGGGATGATGCTGTTTCAAAGTCATCTCAAGCTGCAAAAGATGCCGTTGAAAAGTATGGCGTAAAGCCAAAGTTCCTTTCTGAAGATTGGGACAAGGCTATGCGCACTCCATACAGAGATCATCTTTGGTATGAACTATCAGGCGAAAAGTTTCACGAAAACCTTCCTGATATTACACCAAAAGAACATCGTCAGCTTATGGATATCATTGGGGCAACGTCTGCTCGAGCAGAGCCTGGTGAAAACCTTGAACGCGGATTGTCGGTTCTGTCTCAAAACATGCGGGGCGTTCCAGTCGACGTTGATTTAACAATACCAACAACAGTGCGGCAGTCTTTAGCTCGAGAAGGTGAGGCTGCATCAGCTCTGCCGGGCAATAAGACGGGCCACTTCTCTGATACGTTGACGCTCACAGGCGGTGTTCCTACACGGTTCCCAATATCTGTTAATGACGTATGGGTTGGTAAGATGTTTGGCGTGCCTGATGAGGTGATGTCATCTAATCAATCTTTACACGAACCTATGGCGATGTATTTTAACAATATCCGTGATCTTTATAATGAGCGCATGGATACACCATTCAAATATCAAAGTTGGAATTTCCAAGCACCTGCTTGGGTGCATTTGCGCAATGAGGTCGCCAACGCCAATTCTGGCGATGCTTATCATCAGGTTTGGGACGATATAATAAGCAAATTGAAAAGCGCAGGTATACCAGGAATTAAAGGCGAAAAGATCACACGCGATGCATTGATGCATCCAGGATTTGCAGATGCTTTGAGACGGACAACTCCTGAGTGGAGAGCTGCTCCAAAGGCAACAGTTGAATTTGGAACAACACAAACTCCTACAGGAGCAACTGCTCATCAATTATACAATGAAGCATTGGAGCGCGGCGATCAAAAGAGCGCAGGCGAATATCTTAAAGATCTCACGACTGCAATGTATGCATCTGCTCGAGGCAAACATCCTTGGGACTCACTGAAGAAAGCAATCACAGGGGATGTCACTAATGCATCAGATATTACACGCATCATGCATCCTTCAAGCGAGGCCCCGTTAGATATTGGCGGAACATTTGAAGGCGCTGTTTCACCAAACATACGCATTCCACTTAAAGGAATGTCTGATGATGATGTTGCGGCTTTTAATGCAGTTGCAGGAAAACATCTTCGCCAAGATGCTATGGCGGTTTCTCATATTTTAGATGCTAACAATACTGCTAATCCTCGAAATGGATATATTCGTGGTCATTCCATATTTGTTCCAACAACAGATTCTATTGACCCAAGTCACATCAGAAGCTTTGCTAAAGAGTTAAGCGGTCATGGGCACGATATGAGTTATGCTCGGTATCCTAATGGATACAATTTTGATGTTCTGCCAAATTTCTCTGGCGATGTTCCTGCTGGTATATCTCCGCAGGATTTAAAAGAGGCTTATTCAAATTCACTTGGAATTCATTACTCATCACAACCTACGGTTGTGCCTCATGAATTCAAAAGTGTATATACACCGGCCTCTGAATATGAAACAATTCGTGGTCAATTGACGCAGAGGATTCAAGATGACTTCATCAAACAAGCCACGCAGTCCGGTACGGACCAAGAAACCGCTGCCGCCATTGCAGCCGGGAGATCCCTTCCTTCCAGTCTCACTGGAAGAAGCAAAAAGGCGTGGGATACCTTCCAGAAACGACTTGGTCATCTCTCCGATGCCGAGACAGCCTTTGCCGCGTTAGCCAATCGTATTGAGGGGGCAAACACCAGTTTTGTTGAACGTGCCAAAAAACGGTTTAAAAAAGCTGACAAGGCAGCTCCAAAAGAAGATAAGGCAATGGGCGGCCCTGTTAACTACGCCAAGGGCGGCGCTGTCGGCCACCCCTCAGCGCACATAGCCCTCGTCAGCGATCTCAGGAAGACCGCAAAGGATCATGGCTTCCAGAAGCCCGCCATGACCCACCTGATCAAGATGATGGGCATCCCGAACCCGAGGGCCTCGGTGTATGCTCAAAACGTCCTGAACGACCCCCAGCTTCACAACAAGATCAATCCTGTTACCGAGAAGTTCCTGATCACCCTTCACGGGGCGATGAAGCACACCGCTGCCCAGAAGCATACGGGCGAGCTTCGTCGTCACTTACGGGATCGCGTGATTTATGGTAATCCTTGAGGAATTGAGGGACTGAGCCATGCGTTTTGATGCTGACGCCTACTTTGCCGATGGCGGTGCCGTGAAGGCGCCGTCCTCAACCATTCAGGCTGGAGGGAGGCAATACAGCCCTCGAGAGGTGCAGGCCCTGCTCAAGAAGCTGGCCAGCCTCGGTATTAACAAGGACAAGCTGATCGCGCAGATCACGCCTCACGAGGCGGCCGTCCTGAAGTCTCTGGGTGGCTCGGGCAAGATCAACCCCCGCACCGGCCTTCTGTCGTTCGATGACGGTGGCGGGGATGATGGTACGGGTGATGGCAACGGTGACAATACTGGCGATCAGACAAGTTCGTCAGACAATCAGGGATCTGGGACCGATACTGTAGACAGTTCCCCATCAACGGCCACAACAAGCGAAGCTGTGACCGGCTGGGATGAAACACAAGGCTCTGGCACCAACACGCCAGGCGAGCTGCAGGGCGGCGTCCTTGGTTCGCTTGATGCCGCTCTTGGTGGTACTGACCGTGGCGAATTTATGTTTGCTGGTCCAACCGGCCTCATAACGGATCAGGCCGAAAACCCCGACAGCGCCTTGAGCACGCTAGGCTTTGGCGACTTTGGGGCTAAGGGAATTTCGGAAGGTGTCAACTTTGATCCTTCCACATCATTGGCCAATCCAATGGAACAAGCCAATACGGCGATGACTGGATTGGGCCAACTCGGCGTTGATGTGTTAAGCGGCACAAACCTTGCCCAGCAAGGCGCTACATTTGTTGGCGCACAGCCAACACTTGATCAGGCGCTCAATCCGGCAGCGCAATTTCAACAAGCGATAGACTTCGTTTCGGATCGCGTTTCTCCCGGTCCTTTTTCTTCTTTCTATGCATCTGCACCTGGATATAATCCAATGACTTATGCAGAATTTGTCCCTCAAAATTCTCTTTTAGGTTTTAATTTTGATGACCCCGTCCAAATGGCTGCTGCTGCCAAATCTGGTGTTCCTGGAGAGTATGGGCTCTATCCTGGTGTAATATCTCCCAAGGGGCCTGATCCAATATCTGTAGAGTTTTTAGACGAATCTACTTTGCAAGCTATAGACAAAGCTGCTGTGCAAACTGGACTTCTGCCAGAACCTGGAGTTCGAGATATTACAATAAACGGAAAATCTGCACCGGTTACAGAGCCTGCTGTTACCCAACCTGACGAATTGATTGCAGGCGGCGGAACCCCTGCTGCAACCAATGCCGCGCAGACTGCTGCACAGACAACTACTCAAACAGCCGATCAGGCTGCTGCACAAACGGCCGCGCAGACTGCTGCACAGGCAGCGGCTGACGATGCCGGCTGGTCTGCAGTTCAGGCAGCGGCAGCCACACAAGCAGCGCAGACTGCAAGTAAGGCAGATGAGCAAGGCAAGGCGCAAGAGACGGCTGCAGATAACGCTAATGCCTTGTCTGCATCGATCGCTGCGATCCTTCAGGCTGCCAACAAAAACAACTTCTCGGGCAAGAATTACACTGATGAGCAGTTGAGCGCTCAGATCCCGACAGCCAAAGGCGTGACGCCTCAAACCTATGCCGATGCTGTCGCTCTCGCCCGCACCATCCTTGGCGAGGCTAGAGGCGAAAGCACGCAGGGCCAGATCGCGGCCGCGTACAGTGCGCTCAATCGAGCCGCTGCCAATGCCGGTGTTGGCATACCTGATGCCAGCATGAGAGGTTCAATCGCAGCGCAAGTGACAGCGCCAAGCCAATATTCTTGGATGTACAACGCTGGTGATCCTCAAGGCACAATCAGGCAAGGTGTTGCTGCCGACGAGAGCATGAACACAAAGAACTGGCAGCAGGCCGTTCAGACCGCACTTGACGTAATCTCAGGTAAGGTTTCCGACCCGACAAATGGCGCAACCTTCTACCACAATCAGTCAGTCTCGCCCTCTTGGGCCAAGTCCAATGGCATGGTCAAAGTTGCAACGATCGGCGGCCACAGCTTCTACACTTATGCGCCAGACCTTGCTGCCATGGGCAAACAGATCAACACCCTCAAGGTTGCCGATGCCGGCGGCGCGACAACAGGCGGTGCCACAACCGGCGGTGTAACAACAGGCGGCGCTACCACAGGCGGGGTTGGCGGCGGCACCGAAGGCACAGGTGGTGGCACTACAGGCGCCGTTGTCGGCGGTGGCACTGGCGGTGTTGGTGGGGGCACTGGCGGCGGTACAGGCACTGGAACAGGCACCGGCACGGGCACAGGTGCGGGCGGCGGTGGAGCTGGTGGAGGGACATCAGGCGGCACTGTTGTGACCGAGCCTGTTGTCACAACGCCCGCCGTCACTGTCTCAACCCCACTCGTCGTTGCCGCAGGTCCAAAGACCACAACCACGACAAGCTCAAAGTGGAGCCGCAAGCGCAATCCTCTGATTGCCAGTTATTACGCAGGTTACAACCCCGAGAGCATTCAGTTTGCCGAAGGCGGGCAGGTCTCCTACAAGCAGCCGCTGCAGCAGACATCCTATGATCAGTCCTTCCCGATCACGGCTTACACCGATGGCCAAGGTCCGGTCGGAAACATTGCTGTTCCTCCAGGGCTGCCAGGGTATCGCACAGCAGGCTTTGACAATCAGGTTGGCTCGCCATTGGCGCCAGCTCCCGCTGCCTCAGCCCCGAGCCTTTCTGGTTCTGGCCCGCTCTCTGCCTATCGCAATGTGAACGCAAGTCCTATACAATCTCAGGTATCACAGAACCCGAACGTGGCTTACTCGCTTGGGATCGGTCCTCTTTCCCAATACAGAGGCTGACAGGAGATCAACATGGCCGACGACACAACGCAGCAAAATACTATCCCGCAGCAGACTGTGAATGATTACGTGACCACAGCAGGTGCGCCAAGCCTAACCGACATCTTGCAAGGCAAGTATCAATCTGACCTCGGCCGCGCTGCTGACCCGTCAGGTCTTGCATATTGGTCACAGCAAATACAATCGGGGCAAATCACGCCAGATCAAATAGATGCGATATTCGCTGCTTCGCCAGAAGGCGTTTTGCATGGTCAAACTGGGCAAGTTTATGACCCAAATGTCGTTAATGCAGTTAATGCTGCGTATAAAGGCGAGCTTGGGCGAGACCCTGATCAAGCTGGATTTAATTATTGGGTTGGCCAAGGTCAGACAGGTGTGATGCCGATAAGCAAACTTGGTCAAGCTTTTTCAAATACGCCTGAAGGCTTGAAATTTGATATTGGCTCTTTGACCGGCGGCCCGACAGGCATCGGCTCAAACTATATAGATCCTGCCGTTAAGGCCAACATGGATCTGTTAAATGCTACTTACCAAAAAGACCTCTATCGTGCTCCAGATCAATCTGGGGCGCTGTATTGGAACCAACAACTTCAAAGTGGTGCAGTAAAGCAATCAGACCTTGATAAGATCTTCACATCTTCTCCAGAAGGCGTGAAGGTTAAGCAAATCCAAGATGCATATCAAAGCCTATTGGGTCATGGCGCCGATCCTGCCGGCATTGCCAATTGGATGGGTAAACTGGGTACAAGTGCCACGATGGCAGATATTATGGCTGCTCTGAAGCAAACGCCTGAATATCAGAAGCTGCACCCATATACGGGGACAACTACCCAGAGCGGCGCGACAACAACCGCAGGTCAGGCTAAGACAGCCACACTTGACCAGCTCAATCAGGAAGCTGCTGCCACCGGCATGGGTCGTCGGTTTACGCCTGCGGAGATGGATGCCTTCTACTCTTACGGTCAGCGCCCCGAGCATGTATTCTACAAGCCTGTTGAGCAGACCACGACCACGACAACAACAACGCCATAAGAAAGACACCCCATGGAAGATGACGATCAGAACCAAGATCAGGGTGAAAACGTCGAAGTCAATGACGACATGTCTGACGTCGAAGAGAATGATGACGGCTCTGCTGTTGTCACCATGGATGAGCCTGTTGCCGCTCAGAATGCCGAGTTCTACGCCAATCTGGCTGAGGACATGGACAACTCAACTCTTGGCGACATTGGCCAGAAGCTTTTAGACTTTGTCGAGCGCGACAAGGAAGCACGTTCACTGCGTGACAAGCAGTATGAGGAAGGCCTTCGTCGCACTGGTCTTGGTGAAGATGCGCCAGGTGGTGCGCAGTTTCAAGGCGCGAGCAGAGTCGTGCACCCCATGCTCACCGAGGCTTGCGTCGACTATTCATCCCGCGTGATCAAAGAGATCTTCCCGCCGTCTGGCCCTGTCAAAGAGTATATCCCTGGCGAATCAACGCAGGAGAAGCTTGACAAGGCCAAGCGTAAGCAGCGGTTCATGAACTGGCAGCTCACGCAACAGATGATCGAGTTCAGATCTGAGCTTGAGCAGCTTGAGACGCAGGTGCCACTTGGCGGCGTTCAATACATGAAACTGTATTGGGACGAGCAGAAGAACCGGCCAGTCTCGATGTTCATCCCGATCGATGACGTTTATCTGCCCTACAGCGCCACAAGCTTCTACAGCGCAGAGCGTAAGACGCATGCCCAAGCCCTGACACGCCTTGAGTTCGAGATGCGGATCGGCACCGGCATGTATCGCAAGATCAATCTTGATACGCCTCAAGAGCCAGATCTGACAGGGCCTCAAAAGGCCAACAACAAGATCGAAGGAAAGGAACAAAGTTCCTACAACGAAGACGGAACTCGGCAGGTCTTTGAGATCGCATGCTATCTGGACTTCGAGGAGAACTTCGGTCTGGCGCCTTACATTGTCACGATCGATCACACCTCACAGAATGTGCTTTCGATCTATCGCAACTGGGATCCAGAGGATGAGCAGCAGCAAGAGCTGATCCACATCATCGAGTTCCCCTTCGTGCCATGGCGCGGCGCGTACCCGATCGGTCTGCCGCACATGATCGGCAGCCTGTCTGCGGCCGCCACAGGTGCGTTGCGTGCGTTGCTTGATAGTGCGCACATCAACAACTTCCCCGGCATGCTGAAGCTGAAGGGTGGCAATCGCGGCGGTCAGACAGACCGCATCGAGCCGACCCAAGTCACCGAGATCGAGGGCGGTGTTGGCGCCGATGACGTGCGCAAGCTCGCCATGGCTGTGCCCTTCAACCCGCCAAGCACTGTCCTGTTCCAGCTTCTTGGTTTTGTGACTGACGCCGCTCGCGGCGTTGTTCGCACGACCTTTGAAGATTTCAAACAGGCCTCGCCTCAGCAGCCTGTCGGCACAACAATGGCCCTCCTCGAGCAGGGCATGACAGTCTTCTCGTCCATCCATGCCCGCCAGCATGCGGCCATGCAGATGTTCCTTAGGGTCTTGCATCGCCTCAACGCAAAGCACCTTGATGATGAG